GTATGGCCCAAGTTCTGTTGTCCAATTTTTCTATTTTTTTGTCCATGCTGTCCATGGATTTTTCAATGTGTTTGAGGTGGTTGTTCTTGATTGTGCTTATGTCAGTTCTGATGATCTTGGTGTCAATCTCCAACTGAGTGATCCTTGTGTCTGTTTTGGCTTGTTGTAATTCAGTTTTGTCCATAATTTCCACCATTAAACATCTGTATCGTCACCAATGTATTTCCAAGTTGAACCATTGTAGTAGGCTGGCTTGTAGTTGTTGTCTGATATTGAAATTAATGCACCATCTACACCTGATGGCAATGCTGTTGAGGCATATGACTTCAATTCCAACAGTGATTGTAATGTGACATGGTCACCAACTTCAAATTTGACCGTTTGTGTTGTGCTACCTGTTGAAGTGGTTAAGAACAGCCACTTACCACCTCTTGCTGATGCTGAGTGGTCCTCGTTGGCCTGTAATATCAATTCACCTACAGGAGCAAAAGCACCATAGAAGTTGGCGGCTGTGTCTGCACTGCCATCCCAACCTGAGCCCAAGAAACTGAATACTCTGTCATTGTTGTTTAAGAAGTCTTTGTTGCCAGCACCATCATCTCTTGATCTGTGTGCCCATATGTTTGGATAACCTGTGTTGGATTTGTGGCTCCACATATCAATCGCCGCATATGAGCCATCTGCTTGTATGTCAATACCTTTACCATACACCGTGCCAAAGTCAGCACCCTGTGAAGTTAAGTCTGGGCTACTGCCTTGACCATAGTTGGTTATGATATGACCTTTGGCTGAATAATGCTCTACCACATCCACATTTAATTCCATAGTGTCTGGAGCATTCTGTGTTGCCGCTGTGGCAGTTTCTGATGTTGAATTTTTAAATTTCAATAGTGTGGCTGTGTTGTTTGCGGCACCTGTGTTGTCATCATCTCTGTAGTTCAATGACAGTGTTGATTTGCCTGCTTCCAAGGTCAATTCATATTGAGCAATTCTCTGTTCAACACCTGCATGTGCTGTGCTACCACCATCACCTTCATCAAATTTTCTGATCACCAAAGAAGTGTCATAGTCACCTGATTGCTTGCCACTGCTGGATTCTACCACAGCACCTGTGGCCGCTGTGCCTGTGTATCCTGAATTGTTTTGGAACAATGACATTGTTTCATTGTATTCTGATGTGCCTGAATCTTTGCTTCTGAACTGGAACCTGTCTGCGGCCCTAAAGTCAATGTCATCATTGGCCTGTAAGATAATGTCTTGTGCATTGGCTCTCACATTACTGCCGCTTGAATTTAATTGAATTTCATTTGAATCAGCCTGTAGAACAACTTGACCACTGGTTGATTCCATTTTTTGACCCCAACTGTCAGTGTAGTATTTCACTAACGAATTGTTTCTGTCAACTATCAAAGCACCTTGTTCTGTGCTACCGCCACGGTATGATATTTTGGCATCTGTGCTGTATTCTGATCTTAACCATAGGTCACAACCATCTGATCCTCTGATCTGAAAGTCTGATCTTGGTCTGATTCTACCTGCGCCATTTGAGGACATATTCAAATCACCGTCTGTGGTATTGACTGTGATGTAGTTTGAATATTTTGCCTCTAAGCCAGCGGTGCCTGGGTGATCCAACACAAGACCTGATTTTAAGAAGAAGTGTCCTGAACTTGCGTCAAGTGTGGCTGTGCTGTAACCTTCTGAATTGGCTGAATCAACTGCTATTGCAATATTGCCTGCTGAAACTGAAACTATGTCGTTGCCATTAACATCCAGATCACCGCCCAATTGTGGTGTAGCGTCCAATGATATAGCGAATGGTGTGGTTGATGCTTGGTTTGACCCATTACCAATGAATATGTTGCCTGAATCCAGTGCTGGTGTGGCCGCTGATCTGCCCGCACCGTGAATTTTGAATGTCATATTGGTGTTGGGCGACACTCTGACTGCCTTACCTATGTTCTGTATCTGGTTTGACTCACCTGTGGGTGCCACATTTGTGATATTGCCTGGTTCTGTGGCTGATATGTATAACACATCTCCCACTCCCAGTGTGATACCAGTTTCTATTTGATTTGATAGTGATGTGTCTACAGCATACAGATTACCCAGTGTCACAATTTCACCTGTGGCATTGTTGTTTATGTCTGCTCTGGCCACTCCCAATGCTGGCATCTTGGCTGGATCTGAAGCATCTGCCAATATCACCGTTGGTGTATCACCTGACAAACCATTCACATATACTGCCTGTCCTTTGTAGATCGTGACACCTGAAACATTTCTTGCTAGTAGCATCACAGCACCATTTATATCACCTTCAAACTGTGATGTGGCTGTGACTGTGTTGAATGTCACATCTGCTGTGGTGCCAACATCTTGACCAATTGCAATTTCACCTGTGGTGTATGTCACACCAGTACCACCTGACAGGTGTGCATCAACTAGGCTGTCTGCATAGTAAAGATTTGTTGAACCTTGTGCTAGGTCATCTGTGTCATTGTTTGATAAGTCATCTGCTTGTAGCAAACCACCTGTATCTGTAAAATTGCTTATGTCAATGTTTGCAGTATCTAATTGTGTTACACCAACTTGATTAGAATTAATCACTGTAACACCATCACCATCTAGTGTGATAGCACCTGATAAATTTCTGTTTACAAATTGTGTAGGTGCACTGGCATCATAAACCAATATGTCACCTTCTGAAAATGAAGTTACAGTCACATCATCAAGATCACCTAATACATCTGTTGACTGGTATCCTGCACCTGATGACACATTACCTGGAACAAATTTTGTGCCGTTCCATAATAAAATTTGATTTGAAGTTGGAGCAGAAGTTGTTATGTCAACATCTGATAAATCTCCTACAGAACTTGTAGATAAATCTACTATTAAACCAGATCCATCTATGGTAACTGTATCTGTGTCAGCATTTGCTGAAGTTGTAATACCATTAGCACCTGTTAATGTAAGTGTATCTACAGCACCATCACTTACCACAGTTCCTGAATCTGTTACAATATTTTTGAAAACTAATTGATCACCAGTTGTTACTGAAATATTTGTTACTGCATTACCTGTTGTTACTGTTACATTACTTGTCATTATGCTTTGGTTACCTCTCCAGACACTGTCACATTGCCTTCTAATAATCTCACTCTTGAATTGTCTGAACTATCAACATAACTTATATCATATAGATGTGTGCCTGCAGGTATGCTGGCTGTTTCAGTGGATGTTAAACTCACAGTGAAAGCACCATTGGCTTCATCTGTTTTTGTAATTGTGAATGATGCTAGTGCATGATCACTTAATTTGTCTGTTTTAATATCACCTGAAAATGTGAATGTTGATATGTCTGTCACAGAATCAACTGACACTGTCATATTGTTAGTGAAAGTTGTTCCTTGTTCTATTGTTAAATTTAAAGTTCCTGCTGGCATATTTTAAGTCCTAATTCTAATAGTATTTAGTTTTATGGCTCTATAATCCTGTGAAGGTAATTTTTATCAGTGTCACCTCCATAATTTTTATAACCAAGATGCTGTGTTGTGTTGTCGTCTGTGCATCTAATTAAAAATTCATGACTCCATTCATTGGCATTTGGTGTTAATTCGTAACTAACTGGGCTTTTGATTGGAAACATTCTGTATTCACCTGGAATACGGTTTGTGAGATTAGTCATACTGGCTTCATTGTCAAAATGGAATCCATAATATCTGTGTGTGCTGTTTGGACCAAAGTAATCAGTTTGATCTTCTATATATGCTTTGGTTCTATCTGCATCAACAAGATCAAAATCTTCTTCACCATCTAAAAATTCACTGTGCACCAAACGAATATCACTGCCTATTGGTATGCTTGGTGTTGTGCTGGTAATGTTTAATTCTGTTGTGCCTGATCCTGTCCATCCAGTGATCACAGTTGAATTTGAATTGAATATCAATACATCACTAGCATTAATTGTGTACAATGTTGTGTATAAAACTTTGCCTGAACTTGTAGTAAATTTTTCTTGCACAGCACCAAATGGTCTCCAATTATCATCTGTTGGGTCTTTGTCAAAATATCTTATTTTGATTGTGCCAAAATCTCTTGTGTCAATTTCTTCACCATTCTTTATAATGTTCTTACCATTGTATCTAATATCATATGTGGTAGCACCCACAGTTATGTTTGTATCTTGACTTGATATTTCCACACTTGGTATTGCGTAGATGTTGGCAAAGCAGGCTCTTGATGTGCCTGAATAACTTGCTGTCACAGTGACTTTTGCTCTTAATAATTTTTTTGTTAATAAACTGTCAATGTAATTAAAATCAGGTATAGTGGCTCTGAGATAATGATAATCTCTTGTGACATATTGACCACCACCATATCTAAAATCAACACTGCCAAGATATTCAGTGTTCACTGTAACATCTAAACCACTGCTTGATGGATCATTACAACCATCTGTGTCTGTGGTCACAGAAGTTGATATTGCAATAGCATCATTGGCTATTGATAAATTTGAACTTCTGTCAACTGTGATCAATGAAACAACAACATTGGCTTGATCACCTTGTGTCATAATATGATTAACATCTAAACCTGGAGGATTGCCTGTGCTATTGGCACCAGCAACATTGTGACCACCACCTGTTTTTTGATCTACTTGAACACTTTGATCTGGCGGAGCGGCACCTCCAAAAGCATTTGAATTTGATCCACTACCTAAACCAAAAAATGTAGCACCTGATGTGGCTGTGCTGTCATTGAATCCAAAACTCAAAAAGTTTGATGCCACATTGGCTTTCCAATCACCCCAAACTTTTATATTACCCATGTTCAATGTTTGTGTAAGACCGCCTGCAATACTACCAGACGGAGTCAGTGTGATAGCAAATGGTATTGTACCTAAAGGAGATGCACCATCGCTGTGATTGATAGCACCTGTGTCACCTGAAGTTGCTGTGGTCACATTTGAATCAAAATCATCATCAACACCATTACCAGCAACATCTAGTGCATACACACTGCTACCTTCTGGTGTTAAATCAAATCCTGAAACACTGAGTCCTACATCTACTGTTGAATCAATTTCATTATTAAAATCAAATTTCACATTTGATAATCCATATAATCTTTGTGCATCACCTTGTTCTGTTGCATCTGTGGTTTGAATAGGTGCAGTTGCATGAGCAGTTGCGAAAAATCCATCTTCATCATCAAAGAAACCTACGCTGGTTGCACCATTTAAAAATACACCACCACCGCCATCTGAATAATCAAAATTTGTGGCATCATTTGTGATAAAGTTTGTTGATGGTGGTGTAGGTAATTTTAAAAAACCATGTTTTGTTCTTACTTCCACAGTGTGTTCATTGTATGAATCATCTTTGATTGGTATAGAAGTAATCACAAGTTGTTCTGTGCCTTGTGATGCTTTGGCACTGGCAATATCACCACCTGAACCATACTTCAATAGATAATCATGTGAAGTGTTAAATGCTGGACCTTGTGTGATCATTGTGTTTGTGTTACCTGTCAATTCAATAACATTGTCTGCTGTGTTTGTAACTGTGATCCAATTTGAATCAAGTAAAGTGTCAGTGGTTATGTTTTTCACTGTGATGTTGCTTGTATCAAAAGTCCAATTGCCTGATGCTGGTGCATTCAAACCAATATTGGCTTTCCATTCATCTGTGGTTTGACCATAAAAGAATGAAGTAGAATTTGCTGTTAGTCCATCACCTGCTGATGCTGTCATTATGTTTTGACTTGTGACTGTGTTTGCATTACCAGTAAAAGATATATTTGCATACATAATTTCTGGTGTGTCTACACCTTGTACCGTAGCAGTCACATAAGTGTCAAATGTTGTCAAATTACCTGAATCTGGTCCCACGCTTAGGTTGGCCCAAATGTTCACATCAACATTGCCATTGAAATTTTCATCAACTGTGCAGATTGCTGTTTGTGTGATTTTTTCTAAATCAATAAAACCATTTGCACTGTCATCACTGCTGATATTGATTGTGAAAACACCAGTTCCACTGTTAAATGAACTTGAAGTATAACCTATGTTGCTGGGTGGATCAATTGTGACTGTGCTAATATCTGCCGCTGGTGTGAGATTGTATTTGATAGTACCACTAACATAATCTTCATGTTGAATATAATTTTTTAATCTTAAAACAAATTTACCACCTGACATTACACATCCTCCTGATAAAATTCTGGCAAGCCTTCTTCAAATACTACACCTGTCAAAAATCCTTTATCAATTTCTTGCCATTTTTGATAATTGTATCTTTGTGCAACAACCTTGTATTGTAATGGACCTGTTTCTGCAATAGATTGTATTCTATAAATTTTTGCAAATTGATATGCTTCAGTGGGTGTTGTAGATTGTTCTACAATGTTGATCACTTGTCCATTGTAATCAATCAATTGTGCATTGTCTTGATTTATATCTTGTAAACCAGCCGTGCTAGACAACACCAATCTATTTGTGTTGTTTTGTAACACTGTGGCTGTGCTGTGAAATATCATGTCATTTGCCATTGCTTGTTCGTAAGGTCTAAATGTATTGTATGTTGTGCTGACACCATTGTCAATGTACACATCATAAGTTTTTGTTGTGTCTAAATCAATGTTTGCATCAATGATCACTTCATTGTTTGATATTCTAACAATTCTACCTGAATGTTTTTGACCATCATCTGGTGTTGATTGAACCATAATCAAATCACCTGGTTTTGAATACACATGGTCTGCACCACATTCATATTCAACATATTCTTTTTCTGTTCTAGCATTTTGTAATAAAAATTTGGCATGTCTTAATGCTTGATTTTTATTTGTGATACCTTGCATCACAACCTGTTTAGATACCACAGGCATACCTGTATTCAATTGGTCTCTCAATTCAGAAAATGCAATATCTTGTCTAAACATTTTTCTTTCATTGTTGTATTTGACATAACAAGTGTTAAAATCTGGTTGATGGTTTCTACCTACAAATTTCATATTAGATGTGTTTGATTGATTTACAATTTTCACAACATCTGCTGGTCTATCTTGATATATTTTTAAGTAACCATTATGAAAATAATATTGACCGTGCATATTGTTCAGTATCAATTTCAATGTATCAAATTTATTAGCATCTGGAAATATTACAGAATTAAATGTGTATCTTTTTTGTGTTGAAGTTGCACCAGTTGAATCTGTAATAGTAAGATCTTCATTACCTCTAATTTGTGCTTTTCTTATAGCATATCTTAAAAAGTTTGTTTGTTCATGTGTTGTTGAAGTTGTGTAATTGAGGTTTCTAAAATATTCTCCAAGTCCATATCTTTTATTTGTTGCAAAATCATATGCCACATCTGCTGTGTTGTTAGAAAATGTTGGTGTAGTATTAACAGTTCCTACTCCTGCTTGAGTTATTATTTTTTTACCTTCATATATGAATGCAAATTTTGTAGTGTCATCTGTGTCATCTTGAATTATTGGTCTAGGATAACTTAATTGCACAAAAGATATATTAGGTGGTGTCAAAACCTCAACCATTTGCGTTTCATCATCTCTATGATCTGATGTGACCCATTCAGTGTCTTCACCTAAATTGTAAAAAAATGTTGTTCCTTGTGGTTCTGGTAATCCTGTTGTAATTTCTCTTAATCTTGATATTTCACTAAATTGTGTATCTTGTGTTTCAGTTCTTATGCAGGCTTGTAAAATAAATTCAGTTGTTGTGTTTGATGTGGGTCTAATTTTAAATCTTTTTGCCACTTCTCTTACATATCTACCAGGTCCCCAAAATGATATAAACAAAACATTCTCATCATCACTATCATAGATATGACCATCATTTCCTAATGCTCCATTAAGAAAATCTAAACTAAATGATCGTTCATAGTCACTGTAATTTGGATCAGTAGGATCATTGACCAATTTACCACCTGTCCAAATTTCTTTATATGCTTCTGATAATGTTGATGCTGTAACAAAATTAAAAGTAAAATAATCTGTTTCAATGATAGCACCCAATCTTGAATCTGTGGTTGGTACATTGTTTTTGGTTTGTGATTTACTGACTAATAAATCCCAATCAACACCTTGTGCAATTGAACTGAATGCTTCTGTCATTCCTGTGTTATCAATATTGGTTTGAAAATTAGTTGATGTTATTGCACTAGTATTACCTGCTATTGCAAGACCAAACCATACTAATTCATAATCATCAAAACCACCCATGGTGATAGTATCAAGAGTTGCTTGAGAACTGACAGATGCAGTATGAAAAATAACATCTTTGTTCATTGCAACAAACAATGAATTTGAGCCTGCTGTTTCTGGTGCTTTTACAAATGTTACCATTATGGATTCCTTATCAATATTCTACCACCTGTGTTTGAAGCGGCTTGTGTTCTGTAATACATGATTCTTGGTGTGTTTGTTAGTGGTGTAAATGTATATGTGCCGTTTTCTGTTATGGCAGTACCAGCCGCAACATTATCACTTGTGACTCCTGTGGTATATTCATTGTCAAAATCACTTGTGACATAAAAACCATTACCTGCACCCAAACTGCTACAATTGAATGTGTATTTGACTCCTGCATACATGATAATATCTGGTCTAAACAATGAATCTAATTTTAATACACTTGTATAATATATAGAATCATCTGCACCTACAGTGTTACCTGCGTTGGCACCATTTTTCCACCAACGGAATGGTGTGTCAGTGGCTCTGCCATCTGTGGCATAAGTGACTGTGTAAGAAATAGCATGAGGTATTAACCATTTAGATATATCTGAATTTACACCATGTGGATCTAGATCAGTTGTTGTAAACAAACCAGCCTCATTGATTATGTCATTGATGTGTTTGCCTTCAAATTTACCTATCTCTGAATTGTATTGTAACATAAAACCATCTGTTATTTCTGTTGACACATCTGCTAGACCTTGCAAGAATTTTGATGCTGTAATATTTTTTGCAAGAGGAGTATCTGCACCAACTAATTGTGTTCTAAACAAACTACTAGAAATATCTTTTGTTTTTTCAGAAAATTTATCTGTGACTATGGAATCAACTGTTCCTACCAATGTGTAACCTGCATCACCAAATTGAGCCCCACCTGCTGAAAAAGTATCACCAACTTTCCAATTGTAACCAGGGTCATTAACACCAGTCACTGTGGAAGTTCCTCCACCTATGATGTTCACTATAACATTGGCTGTGGCACCAGTTCCTCCAGTAATTACAACATCGTAATCACCTGAACCCCAAACTGCTGGAGCAGGTACTGGTGATGTAACTGTGCCTGTTGCAAAACCACAAATGGCCCAATTGTTTTGATTTGTTTCAGTTTTTTGTTTTATATCAATACCGTTTAATTCTATTCTGCCAGTGTCTGGATCAGTCAAAGGTCTGTTGTTGATAATTGTGTGATAATGAACATTGGCTTTGATACCATTACAATCGCCTTCGCTCATCATAATTTTATAATGTTTGTATGCAAGAGAACCTGCTGATTTATATGCTCCACCGCCTGCTTTATAGTTGGAATCTGTGACACCTTCATCAACCACTATACCACTTGTTAAAACTGTGCCATACACAATTGGTATTTTAGATACTGTAATATCTTTTGTTTTACCTTGATAAAATTGTTGTTCAGTAAAATCACCAGCAATAACATTTTCTTCTTTATTTGAAACAGTATTGATACTTGTTTGTGCTTGAGATTTGATAGTGTTAAATTGATCTGTTGATGATATTGTGCTACTCATTGTGTTCTGTACCTGGTGTTCCTATTTTGAAGTTTCCTGTAAATGGTAATGGAGAATCAGTTGATCCACTGGCCCATCTTAATCTACAAGCCCTGATTGTTTTATTACAATAATCTTTTGCAGGATCTGTTGTGACATTGTTATTAATATCATAATATGTGTTTGGATTATAATTTGAATCACCATTCAATTGTTGACCATATGGACAACCACCATCTGGAATAGAAGTATATTCAAATGTTCCATTGAGATAATTTCTATATCTCAAACTGCAAAGGCCTGTTGGCAAGTTTCTGTTTGTTTCTGATGTTTCCACAAATCCCAATGCAGATGTTAAACTTAATCTTATATATTTTTCATTGTAATCATCAATGCTTGATACAAAGTATCTTGATTTTACTCCACTTAATAAAACATCATCTGATGATATTGAACCGTCAATAGTCATACCCCAATCTGAATCATTTTTGTATTCATGCAAAGTGATCATTCTTTCAACTGTGGCACCTCTAAATGGAAAAGGTGGCAAGTTACCTAAATTGGTCCATGATGTAATCAATGCGGCCACATTGGTTAATCCTTCAAATGTTGTTCTGTCTATGGTCAATATAGGATTGGTTGGTGCTTTATCAAGTTCACTTTTGACATTTTCAATTACAACTGCACAATGTTCAAATGTTGTGCCATTCATCACAATGTCTGATCCATCTGATTGTCTATGATTAGATATTTTTACATCTGTTGCCACTGCACCAAAAAACCTTGGTGCTATTGTGCTAAAATCAAATTTATACAATTCAATAGGAGTGTATTGATTTATGTTTTTTGAATCATTGATAAAATTAGGCACTATTTGTCCTCCACTAGCACCGCTGTGAATGTGTGAAGTAAAGGACCTGATCTTTGTTCATTGAATGATCTAATATAATAATTTCTTGTGGTATTGTCTGTGGGTGCCGTTGGTGTTTGTATTGTTTGTCCTTTTGAATAAAACTCATACCATTCTCTCAATAGGTCAGCATCTGTGGTGTCTAAGTTTTCATGAATTATTGTGTAAATTCTTCTAATGTTTTCTGGACCATCTGGTATTCTCTGTGAAAACCCATCTGAAAATTCTACAATGGTCATTCTAGTTTCTGTTTCTACAGTTGATGCTGGTGACGGACCATATGATATAACATTTGAATTAGTATCCGTTGGTGACGGATGTATGTTTGATGCTGTGTTAGCCGCCATTATGCAAA